CCCCCTACTCAGAAAAGAAAACAGGGAGGCAGGATCTTAAAATTGTTATTAAGCAATAGTTTGTGCTAGAGCTCCACTACCTTGGAAAGAAACACTGAATGTTGCTGTATCTTCTAAAGGTGCTGTTAAACTTGCAGAAGTTAACCATGCATCACCTGTATATTTTGTATCATGTTGATTTGTAGTTGTAACTCCAAAAGTTAATGAAAACTTTGCTCTAGTTGCCATGTAGCCTGTAAATATTTCACTTAAAGTTTCATTTGAAATTGGATTTCCATCTGGTTGCATCCATGCATATAAAGCATCACAAGAAACATCCCAGTTTCTTAATCCTTCCATATTTTCTTCCCATCCAGCAGATTCTTTGTTTGTTGTAGAACGTGGACTATGATTCATGTTGATTGTTGCATTAGTAGAGTAAGCTATTAATGTTCCTCCAACATAAACGCCAAGGTCCGTTCCGTTTAATTGTCCGTTTGCCATTTTTTTTCTATTTTATAAATTTATAATTATTTTATTTTTGCTCGTTTTGAGCTTTTTTGGATTTCTTTTCTTTTATTTTTTCTGGCTCTCCATATCCATTTTCTTCAAGCCATTGATATTTTTCTTGTGTTACATCAATAACCGCTCCAGCTTCTAGCGTCTTTATTTCATTAACAACATATCTTCTCTTTAATTCAAATTTCATTTTTTATTCATTTAAGTCAATCCAACCATTATCTGGATTGTTGATTTGTTCAATTATTTCATCATGAGAATAAACCTTTTCCCCCTCTAAAAATGCAGGTGTTTCCCCCATGAATTTCAGAATTGTTTTACTCCCATCTAAACTATATCTTAAAGTTGATTTTGATGTTTCAATAACTTGTTTGAAATCCACCGCTTCAACCATTTCTTTATTTATTATAACATACTTTTTTTCCATATCTTTATTCTGGGACATCAGCATCAAAATCTGTTGAAGTCATGTTAGTCATTGTTCCATTATTATTTCCTGTTTCATCCACAATTGTTGGGAAAGTTGCTATTGAATTTCCAACTATACCACCATCTCCCATTTTCCAATAACCTATCATATTTGAAGCTGGTTCAGGATTAAAAGGAAGTCCATCATTGTAAAGTGTTCTAACCTCTGTTGCGTCAAGTGCTTTATTGAATAAAACTACTTCATCAATATTTCCTTTCCAAAACCCTCCACCATCTGCATTATTTCCAATTGCTGCAGTTGTAAAACTTCCAGTAAATGTTCCCGAAACTCCGCTTGTTGATTCTTTTAGAACTCCATCTAAGTAAATTGCAACCAAGTCCCCTATATTATTGTCCCATGTTCCCACTACATGATGCCAATTTCCATCTCCCTCAATTGCATCAGTTAAAATCACCTCTGTTGATGTTCCCCCAGCTTTATATGAAAATCTCAATTCTGATGATGGATTGTGATAGATAATTCTTATATTGTTATTAGTATCTTCATAAAGACGCATTATATGTCCACTAGCTCCTGTTGATTCTAATTTTATCCAAGCAGACATTGAACCTGTATTTTTTACAGAACTCATTCCAGTAACTCCCAATGCAACATAATCATCAACCCCGTCAAAACGAGTTGAATAAATATTGTTGAATGAATTTATGATTCTAATATTAAAGTTCAATGATTTTCTATAAATCCCATCACTACCACTCATATCATCAAATACATCATCATAACCATCAAAATCAATTGCTTGAATATTCACAGCGTTATAAACTCCATTCACTCTATCCAATGCTGTTCTTATATAGTTAGCAAGTTTGGAAGCTTCTGAGTATGTTTTGCAATAAGCTGAAACCATTATGTTTGCAGTATCTAATAAAGCAACAGAATCTTTTTGTCCCTCTGGTGTGTCTGAACTTACATCATAAACAATAAAAGGAAATGCTGAGGTTTGCTTCATTACATTTGGAGCAATCCTTGTTCCCACCATTGAACTCACTGCAATGTTATCACTTAATATTTTATATATTGCTTTTCCTATGTCCATTTTAATATCCTAAACTTCCGTATTTTTTTAATCTTTTTTCATGGCTTTTTACTGCCTTAACAAATATTTTTTCTGCTTCTTTAAATCCATCTTTTAAAACTACATGGTTTTTAGATTTCCAAGCTCTTTCCATGTAAGGGTTTGCTTCAGTTGTTTTTCCTTTGTGTCCTGTTCGATGCCCGTATTCAACCCAAGCTCCAAAATATCCCCCTTTGTTTTTTCTAAACTTTCCTTTTACTCTTGGACCAATATACCCTCCATGAATCCAGGGCTTTTTAGAAGCTTTTGTTCTATAAAATATGATGGAATCTCTTAAAGTCCCCTTTGTAATTTTTAAAGATGAGTCAGCAGGATAAACAACATCTTTTTTTGCAATAGGTGCATTTCCAGCAGCTTCTTTTTGTAAAGGAACAGTTACTTTCTTCCAAAACCTCCCCCAAATTTTATCTTCATCAACTTGTTTTGGTAATTGAGAAAACAATTTTGCTATCTCTTTAATTCCTTGAACTTCTACTGAAACACCACTCATTATTGATTGTCTTTTATTCTTGTTTCTAATTCCAAAAATTGTTCTCTTCCATCTATTTCTTTAATACCATGAATGATATAATTTTTATCAGCTTGTAAATCAAAAATTCGGTAAGTTGTTAAAATATTAACCCCCAAATTTCTGACGTAAAAAATAACATCCGTTCTGTTTACCTGTTCTTGGGACTCTTCTTTTCTGTTGCTTGATTTCCAATCTTTTTTTGCCCATAATGTGTAAACAGTAGCATAAGTTTTTGTTTGCTCTCCAAAATTATTTGTTGTATAAGTTGGAGCGGTAATTAAAATTCTTCTATCTAGTTGTCCTATACTTAACATACTTGAATTTTATATTGGTTCAATAAATATTGACTTGATAATGGAAGTTCTGTTGCTATTCTTCCTGTTATAACTGTTTGTCTATTTTCATACCAATTTCCGATTGTAATTAAAACAGCTTGTCTTATTGCTTCGGGAACACTTGACGCAGCAGTTCCATAACCAACAGTGTATTTTACCTCAATAGCATTTATTCTGTTTGCTATATTTGGATAGGATTGATTTGGTTTTAATCCTATTCTTGCTGGTTGTGATACTTCATCTAATAAATAAACTGTTCCAGCTAAAGTTTGTAAAGAATCATCACTATCATAATATTTTATGTGTGTAATTGCTGATACTGGACTTTTATAAAGATTTTCAATATCTACCCATTTATCCGCATATTGTGTTACTAAAGTATCAAGAAAATATCTGTTGGTATATATTTCACAAGATTGAGTTGCTGCTTTAATTAAATTATCAATTAAAGTATCATCTGCTGTTGTATCAACCTTTAAGAAATCCTTTGCATCCGCAGTTGAAAATAAGGGATTTGTTGCTAAGGTATTTACTTTTAAACTTCTATGCGCCATTTTTTTTGTTTTAAAAAAAAAGGACTGGCTAACTAAAACCAGCCCTTTTTAAAAGTTAATTACTTAATTATTCAACATTCTTATAGAAAGAAGCATTTTGAACTGCAGCTCCATCAACTAAAGATGTAACAACCAATCTTGGAAGACCTGTAGCAGAATTTGTGTAAGGGTCAAATAAAATATCTAACCCACCAAATTGAGCAATGTGAACTTTTCTAAAGTCCCCAAATAATGCACAATCCTTAGAAGTTAAATCATTACCTAAATTATTAGTGATATACGCAAAATATCCATTCAGCTCTTTATTTGCATTATCCCATAATGGAGTAACATTTGCAACTTGAGCTAAGCCTTTTACAACTGAATAAGACTCAGTATTTATGATATAACCCATTCTAGCTCCCTCTAATGCAACGCCAGCACCTAAAGTATCAGTTTCCATTTTTAAAACTGCAGCCGCATCAATAGCAGCAGAAGCAGAAGCAGTAGCAGCAGCAAGAATAGAAGTTGGCGCGTCAGTAACGTTACTAGCAGCTAATAAAGCAGACTCTAAAGTTGCAGCAATATTAGCAGCCATGTTTCTTTGTAAAGCCGCTTCAAGTCCAGTGTTTTGCACCATAGACTCTTGAGACATATTTACAATAGATATTAATTTCTTTGGAGAAAGTGTTACAGCTGAAGTTGTTCCGTTAGTTGCAACAGTTCCAGATGACCCATCCTCAGAAACGAAAGTTGAACTTATTCCAGAGAAAACAGGAAATTTCATGTTGTTTATACCAGAGTAGTAATTTGCACCCGCAGAAGCTAAAACTAAATTTGCTTCTAATTGGTCAGTGAAAGACATTACTTCAGTTGCATTTACATCAGCAGTATCAGTGTTTGCTCTTGTTAAGATAGCTGATGGTATTCCAACTCCTTTTACAGTAGTTCCTGTATATCTTGACTCATTAATTGCTTCGTCATGCATTTCCTTAACAATCCCATCTACCTTTCCTGTATAAGCAGCTCTTACAGCAGATTGAAAAGTAAACTTCTCTAGGTCTTTGTCTTTTTTAGTTTCAACTTTAACACCTGAAACTTTTGCAGCATTTCTTAAATTAGCCTCAATTTTTTCAGCTCTTTCAATTTTTACATCAACTTCATCAATCTTTGTAAGGATTGAATCCATTTCTGTATTTTCATCTGAATTAAGTTCTCTTTCCTCAGCTTTACAAGTTTCTTTAATAACTTCTAGCTTAGAAATGTAATCAGAACGTAATTCTTTTAATTCAATACTTGATTTCATTTTTTATTTTTTTTATATTATACAATTATTTTTTTCGCTTTGCTATTTCAATTTTCAGTTTCGCCAGCGAGCGCGTTACCAAATCTTTTTCCTCTTCTTTTATTTTTTGTGATTCTTTATACGTTTGAAGTCCTCTTTGAGCAATAACCAAATCAGAACTAGCTTCACTATAAGCTGGGTAGGTTACACTGGATATATCATAAAGTCTATCAATCTTTGTAATTGTTCTAATGTCTCTTCCCTCTGCATCTGTGGTCCAATTATCTCCATCCTTTGCAATTGTAAAAGCAAATGATGATTGACTTATGTTTCCATTTTTTAAATTGATTGCTAAGTCTTGGCCATAAGAAGTTTCAGGAATATTGAACTCATAACGTAAACCAGTTTCATCAACAGAAAGTTTTAAATTTCCTTCTCCATTTTTGCTTCTTGCAAGGATTAAATTAGGGTCATGATTAATTAAAGCTCTCACATCAGATGCAACAATAGTATCAGAAGTTATTGCTTCAGGTGCGATGTATTCGTAGAACCCCCCGAGATTTTCACTTCTACTATTAAAGATTGACCCATAACCAACAACAACTTCTTTATTGTCCTCAGTTGTTTCAACTCTTGTTTCTACATTGTAAATTCTTTTTTCCATAATGTTATTATATTTTTTGTCCCAGATATTTTTAATTTCTTTTTTGTTTAAATCCTTTTCATAGTAATCTTCATTATCTTCTTCTGCTTCTGCTTGAGATTCATATTTGCACTCTCCCGTTTCTCCCCACTTCCACATTCCATTTTTACATTCCTCAGCTGGCATCTTCTTCTGTTTTATCAATGGTTGTTAAATTCATAGCAATATAATTTTTATCTCCATCAACCACTTTATTCATTTCCTCTTTTCTTCTTACTTCATTGATGGACATCCATCCGTTTTGAATTGCTGTTTTGTAATAATCAGACCTATCTTTTATATTCCCTCTGAGTAAAGCGTTCGTGTTGAATTTAATATATTCCTTTCCAATTTGGTTTTTTCTAAATAGTTTTGTATTCATCTCCATTTCAATCTTAGTTAAATAAGGCATCAATGAATAAATTACAAACTCTTGTGATTGCATCTCTATGTTGTTGAAACTAGATTTTGTTAAGTCTTTCAAAAGGTGTGGCGGAACATTAAAGATTCTTGCAATTTCCTCTATTGAAAATTGTCTTGAAGCTAAAAATTGTGCTTGTTCAGCAGAAATTGCAATAGGTTGGTAGGTCAATCCCTCCTCTAAAACTGCTGTTTGATTTGCTCCACTTAATTTCGCATAGTTATTATTGAAACTATTTCTCAATCTATCAATAGCTTGTTCACTCAAACTTCTATCAGTTTTTAATACCCCACTGAGTTTGGCCCCGTTAGAGAAAAAAGTTCTTCCGTATTCCTCCACCGATTGTCCCCAGCTGATTGCATTTGCATTCTGTTCTATTGGACTCAATCCAACAATCCCTCCATCAACTGAAGTGTTTCCTTTGGTTGCGTTTACATCGGTAATCAATTTGAAGTGTAACATATTTTCAGATTCATAAGTTCCTCCAACTTGGTCAGAAGTATAGTAAACTCTGTTGTCTTGAAAGTAAACAGTAACTCCCGCATAGTTTAATGGCAGTAATTCAATCGGCCTTCCAGCATCATTCCTTACAATTCTTACATAAGAATTTCCATTGCAAAGCAGGTCCATCATTATCTTTTCAATAAAAGTAATTTTGTTCTGATAGGTGTTTGGAGCGTATTTTAATAAATAAGATAAATCATTTTCCACTTCAACAATATCTCCATTGGATTCTTTTCTACAAACTTTAATTGGTAAAGATGAAATTGATTCACTAAGTAATCTCATAGCTGCCCATACTGCTGAGAAAGTTAAAGCGGAGGATGGACTAACTGCTATTTTGTTTCCAAATCCGAAGTTGTAGTTTATACTTCTTTGAGTTTTTGTTTGAGGCTTAGATGAAAAAATGTTTTGAATTGAATTGAGTATTCCCACTATATAATTTTTTGCAATTATACGAAACAAATACTCATTTTTTGTGTAACATTGTTTCCTTTAAATAAAAAAACCCACAACTTTCATTGCAGGTTCTTTTTTGTTTTTAATTTGTTAATAGTTGAACATTGTATAATGAATACAATTAAAGTTTTTTAAGTTATATTCTCTTATTGTCCATTTGTCTGTTCCACAATCTTTTATTTCACAATTTTGTAATCCAACAGTAAATCCATTAGACGTGCAAACAACAATTAATTTTCCATTTGTTTCTCTTTTAACTTCATAATTTTGATTTGACCAAAATACTGTTTCATTATTATCTAATAAAAAGTTAATTGTTTTTAAGATTTCTTTGTTTGATGAGTTCATAATTTTATTATTTTATTTTTAATTCATTAATTATAATACAAATATAAAAACTTTTTTAACAATAACAAACTTTTTTAAGTTTTTTTTTAACCTAGTAAATGAAACTTTTTTAATATTTCTTATTGTTAATAAGTGAAAATTTCGTCAATTATCTTATGTGGTTATTGCCTTTTATCTTTCTATCTCTACAAACTCTGAATGAATTGTAGTCCACATATTTTCTTTTCCCAAAGAGTTCAATGTGTTCTTTTTCCAAAGATTCATAAGCGTCTTTTAAATATTTGTAGTCTTTAGCTCTTAACCAGAACTCTTGAATGAAACCATCTGCTGAATATATTCTTATCATATTATAAAATTAAAAGTCCTCTGCCATCATAAACAGAATTTATATCTCCCTCAGTCATGTAACTTCCCAAGGCCATTATCAATGCAACAACCCCATCAATCTTCTCTGTTGATTTTGCTTTATTTGGTTTTATGTTTCCAGCTGGGTCCTCTTGTAAAGCAATGTTTGATAACATCCAACTCATAACAGGATTCCCATCATGAACAATCTGTTCTCCTAAAATAATTTTCTCCAATTCCTTTGTTGGTGCAGACATAGATTGAAATCCTTGACCAAATGGCTCCATTGGAACTCCCTCGTTTGTTAGGTCAATAACTAACTGACTAGCATTCCAACGGTCATAACAAATTGATTGGATTCTAAATTGCATTCCCAACTCCATTATTTTATTCTTTATAAAATTGTAGTCTGCAACATCTCCACTTGTTCCAATTATGTAGCCATGTTTTAACCACGTTACATAATCAACTTTATCTCTCTCACTTCGTTTCTTTGCGTTTTCTTCAGGGATAAAAAAGTAAGGAACAACAACAAACTTTTCTCCCTCTTTAAAAATTAAACATAGACAACTTATATCTCTTGTTGATGCTAAGTCCAAACCAGCCCAACATTCTTTGTCTTTTAATCTTTCCAAATCAACTTCTCCTTTACATAGTTCCCATTCTTTTGAACCTATCCAAGCGGTTTGAGAATCAGTCCAAATGTTTAACATCAATCTCTTAAATGTGTTTTGATATGATGGAACATCCATTGCTCTTTGAGATTCTCTTTTCATGTATTCTTCTCTAAGACTTATCCCATAATTTGGATTTGCTTTTTCCCAAACTTTAGGATCTGTTATATCGCAATCCGCTTCAGCTTCATAGATAGCAGAATAAAAAGACTCATCTTCAATTATCCCATCCTGAACTTGCTTACTGTAATTATAGACCTCCCAGCATATTGATTGTCTATCATAACCAGCTGTTGTTATAGCAAGGCACAGGGGTTGCCTTCTTGAACCTGTTGAAGTTAAAAGAGTGTCCCATAAATCTCTGTTCGGTTGGGTGTGTAATTCATCAAAGATAATGCAGTTAGCATTGAAACCATGTTTGGTTTTTGAGTCCGAACTTATAGCTTGATAAAAGTTTCCCTTACTTTCATTTGTGATTGAGTTTCTAAAAACCTTTGCTCTTCCAGTCAGTTCCTTATTGTTTAAAATCATTTGTTTTGCTATCTCAAAAACAATCCCAGCTTGAGCCCTATCTCCAGCAGCTGAATATATTTCAGAACCTCTTTCACTATCTGCAAACAACATGTAAAGTCCTATTGCGGCACACAAGGTAGACTTACCATTCTTTCTTGGCACCTCAATAAAAGCTGTTCTATATTTACGAGTTCCATCTTCATTTTTCCATCCAAACAAATCTCCAATTATTTTCTTTTGCCATTCTTCAAGAAGTAACGGCTCTCCATGTAGTTCGCCTTTTGTATGACTACAAAAAGTTTCAATGAATCCAATGGCTTTTGATGCAGCCTTTTTATCAAAATAATAGTTAGTCAAAATAATTATTTATCTGTGT